AACCCTATATTCCTGATAATGCAGTACTGTTTGATGCTGGAGCTTATATTACTATACCGGCTGCTGCTGTAACAGGCTTGACAGTGTTCTACGATGGGTAGGGTTGGATGGCTAACACTACTTCTCAATCATATACTTTCGATAAAACTCTTCCGATCGAAGAAATTATAGAAGAATCTTATGAACGTATTGGACTTCAAAACGTTTCTGGTTATCAATTAAAAACCGCTAAACGATCTTTAAATCTTTTATTCTCTGAATGGAGTAATAGAGGACTTCATTATTGGGAAGTAGCTAATCAAGGCTTTACTTTAGTAGATGGAACGAATGTCTATACTACTTATAGGTCTCCCCAAGACGGAGCTTCTAACGGTCTAACAACTACTTTATCTGCAGGAATTAATGCAGCTGTTACGGATATTCCATTAACCGAAGTCAAAGATATGCCTGGCGCTGACCAAGGTGGAGGAACTATTACGGTAGGATCTGAAACGATTAGATATACAGGAAAATCTGCGGCAACAGGTGCGGCGAATCTTACTGGAGGTGTTCGTGGATCTAATAGTACTACGGCTGCTACTCATTTAATTTCTGCTGCAGTTACTCAACATGGCACCGGAATGGATAATATTTTAGAATGTAATTATAGAATTACTTCTACGAGTATTGATTCCCCTATGACTGAAGTAAGTCGATCCCAGTATCAAGGTTATTCTAATAAAGCTGCAAAAGGAACCCCTACTTCTTTTTTTATTCAAAGATTTATTGATCGAACAACTTTAACTTTATATCTAACTCCTGGTGCAGCAGAAGATGGAAATAAATTAAATATATATTATTCACGAAGAATTCAGGATGGTGGTGCTTATACTAATGCAGTTAATGTACCTTATAGATTTGCACCTTGCATGACAGCAGGACTAGCATTTTATTTATCTCAAAAAAATGCTCCACAAAGATCACAAGAAATGAAACTTTATTATGAGGATGAACTGGCTAGAGCCGTAAAAGAGGATGGTGATATTACAAGCACTTTTATCGCACCTAAGGTTTACTATCCTAATGCTTAATTATGACTACTTTTGCTTCAGGTAAAAATGCACTTGCTATTTCAGATAGATCTGGATTAACTTTTCCTTATCTTGAAATGGTAAGGGAATGGAATGGGGCGTGGGTCCATTTTTCAGAATTTGAACCTAAACAACCTCAATTACAACCTAAACCTACAAGTGCGGATCCTCAAGCTTTACAAAGAGCAAGACCTGCAAGAGTGGCTTTACCTACTCCTGCTCCTTTAAATGATGATCCTTTTTTAACAGAAGTTGGAACTACGGTGACAGTAACACAAACGAATCATGGACGATCTACAGGAGATGCGGTAAGATTTTATCAAGTTAAAGATCCGGTTGGGGGAGTCGCAGTATCTACTTTTGAATTAAACACAACTTTAAACGGAGACATTACGGCAGCAGCAACCAGTTTAGTTTTAACAAGTTCTGCTCAATTTCCTACAACGGGATATATTGTTATTGAATCAACTAATACTGATACTAGTTCTCTTGAGTATGGAAGAATTACGAGTGAAACTATTCAGTATACTGCGAATAATACAGGGACCAATACTCTTTCCGGACTGACTCGAGGAACTGCAGCCCCTTCCCAGGGAAATACTCCGGTTTTAACAACAGCAGTAGCCCATACTTCCGGAGAAAAAATTTATGGATCTTATAGTATAACTAAAATCGATGAAACACGTGTAGATGATGCTGGAACCACGGTGACTTTTAGTAACAAATTTAGTTTTACTTTAATCACTACTGCGACTAGTATAGAAACAGGGGGAGGATTTTTCGTTTTCGGAGGACCCGTAAACGATAGACCGTAATGATTAAATATTTAAAAAAATTATGGAAGAAATATTTTAGGAGTCTAGGATATTCTAGGATTAAAGAAGTGAAACATACTTCAACTGACTTACCTATACTAACCCTTAAACCAAAACCCCTACATTGTAACACACACAACAGATTTAAAAAAGGTTGTCCAAGTTGTCAGGAGGTTATTAAATAATGGCCGGATATACACTCTCACAATTAGAAGCTGACATTAGAAGTTATACTGAAGTAGATTCAAATGTATTAACTGGTGCTATTCTAAGCAGATTTATAGAACATGCAGAATTTAGAATTTTTTATGATGTCCCTAGTGATAATAATAGATTTGTTAGTGAAGGAAATCTAGCGATCGATGATAATACTATTAATGTTCCTGGATTAGGAACCAAAGGAAATACTGGAACAGTATTTGTGCGTGGGGTAGAAGTTTTTAATAGTACATCAGTTACCACAGGTGCTGGGGCATGGTTACAGAAAAAAGACCAAACCTATTTAAGTGAATATGTCAATAGATCCACGGGTTCATCAGGGGGTCAAACCGCTCAGGATGTTACAGGTTTTCCTAAATATTATGCGATGTTTGGGGGTGCTACGGGAACTTCATCCACTACTTCAGGAGGTCTCTATCTGGCTCCTACACCAGATGCTAATTATATGCATAGAATCTATTACGACATGGTACCTAAGAGTTTAGTGACTAAAACATCTGGAACTTATGTTAGTCAGTACTTTCCACAGGGGTTATTGTATGCTACTCTAGTAGAAGCGTATGGATTTTTAAAAGGTCCTATGGACATGTTGACTTTATACGAGAATAAATATAAACAAGAAGTACAGAAGTTTGGAGGAGTCCAAATTGGTAGACGAAGACGAGATGATTATACTGACGGTACCGTTAGAATACCTGTCAACTCACCGTCACCATAAAGTAGGAGATAATTATGGGAATAGCATCAGTATTACAAAATACATTTAAAGAAGAATTACTAGGAGGCTATCACAGCTTTAATGCTGCAGGTGACACACCTGCTGGCAGCGCTTTTAAAATAGCTCTTTACACAAGTTCAGCAGATCTTAGCACAACTACAACTGTTTATACAACTTCAAATGAAGTTGCATCAGGTGGTGGTTATACTACTGCTGGGGAAGCTTTAACAAATACTGGAGTAGCTAAAAGCACGGTTACTTCTTACACAGATTTTTCAGACGTCTCATGGACATCAGCTTCTTTCACAGCTCGTGGATGTTTAATTTATAATTCATCTTCTATTTCTGGATTAACTGCTAATGCAGCTGTTTGTTCTATTGATTTTGGTGGCGATAAAACAGTTTCTTCAGGAACATTCACAATTCAATTTCCAGCTAACGATTCCTCAAACGCAATCATAAGAATAACGTCATAGGGAGGTAAATCCTTATGGCTAATACTTGGGGAGAATCCGGTACAACCTGGGGACAAGGTGACTGGGGTCAACAAAACGTAACCACTGTCACTATCAGTGGACTTTCAATTACAGGATCATTAGGAACCGCATCCGCTTTTAATGCACAAGGATGGGGTAGAGATAGTTGGGGCGATAATGAGTGGGGCACAAATATTCATACAGTTCCTCTAACTGGTTTAGAAATGACTGCCGGCCTGGGTGCAGAAGGCTGGGGTAGAAGTACTTGGGGCAATGATCCTTGGGGAGAAGAAAGTACAGTAAACATAGAAATTGGAGAGCCATTAACAGGTCTCGAAATAACAGCTTCTTTAGGAACACCACAAATAAATTACGATTTTATATTTACACTTTCTGATTCTTTATTAGGAACCCTTTCTCTAGGAAGTTTAACAACTATCCCTGATATGCAGATTGGAGTCTCCGGATACGCAATAACAGCAAGTTTAGGTACTGTTACTGAAGTTGTAACTGCACTACCAAGTGGCTACCAGGCTACGATGAGTCTGGGTACAATATCAATTACTTCAAATCCATTAGTTGTTGTAAGTGGTTATTCTATAACCGGTTCTCTAGGAAGTCTAGGTGCTATAGATGATATGCAGATTGGAGTAAGTGGTTATTCTATAACTGGTTCTGTAGGAACTACGACTGTTACTGATATGCAGATTGGAGTTTCGGGACTTGAAATAAGTGGTACTTTAGGTTCAGGGGGAGTCTCTCCATTACATTATAAAAATGTTGACATAACAGGGAATACATCTTATACAGATAAAAACGTAACCGGGAATACATCTTATACGGATATAGAACACTCAGGATAAGGAGAAAATTATGGCATCAAATTATACAGTACTAGGCGTTCAACTTATGACAACTGGCGAAAAAGCCGGTCTATGGGGAGGATTAACAAATACTAACTGGAATATCATAGAGCAGATTTCAGGCGGTTACACAACACAAGCAGTAACTGACGGTGCTGATACAGATTTATCGGTTTCAGATGGATCAACAGGTGCTACTCTTGCACACAGAATTATAGAATTAACAGGCTCATTATCAGCAGGTAGAAATGTAACTATTCCTCTTGACGTTCAAACTTTTTACATAATTAAGAATGCAACTACAGGTTCACAAATCGTAACATTTAAATATGTTACAGGGAGTGGAAGTAGTGTTGCAATTGCTAATGCAGCTACAGTAATTGTTTACGCAACTGCTAACGATGGTACAAACCCAGATATTGTGGACACTGGTTTTGGAACTGGCGATGTCACTCTTACTGGAACACAGACTTTAACAAACAAAACTTTAACAGCACCAAAAATTGGTACGTCTATTTTAGATACTGGTGGAAATGAATTATTTTTATTAACGGCAACAGGAAGCGCTGTTAATGAGCTAACTTATGCTAATGCAGCTACAACTACTGACCCAACTATCACTGCTTCAGGTGGCGATGGTAATGTTGGAATAAGTCTTGTAGCTAAGGGTAGCGGTGTGATACAACTAACATCAAGTATGAATCCCACTATTAGTACAACTGGTAAATCATTAGTGATGGGATTTTAATTAGGAGGATAATAATATGGCAAGTGAAATAATGACACGTAAAACGGTCGCAGCAATGACAAATTCTGAAAACACTTTATTGACAGCAGCAGCTGGGCACACTTATACGATACTTAATATATCGTTGTGTGAAACTGCAGCGGCGGCTGAAACTTTTGATCTCTACATCGATCCATTAGGTGGTAGTGCTGATACTTATATTTATAAAGCACAAGCACTAGCGGCTAACGCAACATTTGAGCATACCACAAGATTGACTATGCTAGCCACAGATGTACTTTATGGTAGAACAGCTGATTCTGCTGATGTTGATGTTGTGATTACTTATTTAGATCAAACGTTATAAGGAGAATAAAAAATTATGAGTGGACCAATAGGAGACAATACAGCCAGAGCATCAGGTGTAGTAGCGGCAGCTGGTGGTGGTGGAAAAGTTTTACAAGTTGTTACAAACGTTTCTAATACTGCAGTGAATAGCTCTGCTAGTGGCTGGATAGTTTTAACTGATATAGCAGTTACTATAACACCATCATCTTCTTCTTCTAAAATTTTTGTTATAACTGATCTACCACTATATAGTTATGGTGGATATGATATGTGGGTAACTATAATGAGAGATTCAACTAATATAGGACAGGCTACTACTGGATTTGGAAATCTTGCAAAAAGAGATGGTTCGAGTTGGAACTACGATGTTATAGTTTCTCTGAACGTTCTCGATGCACCTGCCACAACGAGTGCGATTACCTATTCAATTCAGTTAGATCCTCGTGGTCAAGGTGGCGGAGGTGCTGGTGTTATCGCCGCAAATACTCCACCGTGTATGATAACAGCATGGGAAATAGATGGATCATAATATGGCAACAAATAGGAGCATAATATGGCAACAATAAACCTACACCAAGCAATTACGGCAATTAATCCTGACGCAAGAGTTACAGTAATTAATGATAGTTTGGATAGAATTACTTGGCATGATAATACGCCAGTTATTTCTAATGAAGATATTTTAGCAAAACAAACGGAACTAGAAGCTGACTATATTGCTAACGAGTATCAAAGAGATAGAGCACAAGCTTATCCTAAAATTCGTGAATTTTTAGAAGCATACACAGAAAAAGAAATTGGCGAAGACAGTACAAAATGGGATGCTTATGTTGTCAAATATAATAAGGTAAGAAGCGATATTCCAAAACCATAATCAATGCCAATCTCTTGTTCAGCAAGAAAAGATGCCATCTATCATATTAAAGACTGGATTGATTTTGAACGGTCTCATGCAAAGATACATAGTAATTTTCACTTTGATTATGACGATATAGATTATGCTTTCGGTCAAGTAGACGGTCTGACTACCCTATGGGGTGGCAGAACAGCAACTCAAGTTTCCATAACAAGGATGGATGTATATTGGCTGTACGATCATGGCATTGGTTTGAAATTAACATTGTCCAGTAAAAACTTTAACGATCAGGCATACAAGGAAAGTTTTGATATATTAAAGCAACATCACATCAAAGGTAACGCCATTATTACAAGTTCAGATGAATTTGCAAAGCGTATTAAAAACGATTTTCCTAATTATCAGACTGAAGCAAGTGCAATACAGGATATTGCCGACAATACAAAATTAGAGAAAAAAGTTGGATTAGGGTGTTATGATACCATTGTTCTTCCTATTAAAATGAACGATGATATTAAGTTTCTTGAAAGCATTAAAGATAAAAAACAGATCAGGCTTTTTCTCAATGCAGAGTGTTCTTATACATGTCCAAAAAAAATCTGTTATGGCCATATATCTAAAATTAATAAGGGACTTCCTTCTAGCACTAACCTAGTAACAGGTCCTCTGGGTGCAGTTACTGTTACCGAAAAGGGACTTTCAACAAAAGAATTCCAGGAGTTGGTGAGAGGTCAGTGCAGTTTTTACGATCTGAAAATGCCAAGAACTTTTTACAATGATAAAATAAACTGGAGTAATTTTTATTTTGACAAAGACAAATTCGACGCTATGGGATTTGAAAAATACAAACTGGTTCCATCAGTGGAAAAACAACAACGAACTCACTTAATGTATAAAAGAAATTTTGATAGTTATGTTGGCAACCAATAAGTTTGTTTTTGTTCATTTATTTCGTACAGGCGGAACATCGGTTACTAACAGTTTCAAAGGAAAAATGCTTGGCTATCATAGACCAAGAAGTTTATTACCGAAAGAATATGCACATTTACCTATCGTTGGAAATGTCCGTAATCCTTTCGACTGGTATGTATCTTTATATCATCATGCCTTAAATTTTTGTTATCCAATGAGAACTCCTACTTTCCTTAATTTTATCTTGGGTTTTAAACGGTATGATTTTAAGGAAAGTATTAAAAGACTGTTAGATACAAGCTGGATGACTTCCAAAGATAGAGAAAAAAGTCTGTCGTATTTTCCAGATTCCTATAACTGGAATATTACTTTAACTGACAATCTAAGAAAGACAGAATTTCAATCCTATCTGAACGGCGATGTTGGATTTCTTACTTGGCTGTTCAATTATATGTACGGATATAAAGACAGTACCGATGGAATGACTTTTTGTAGGCTGGAACATGTGGAAAAAGATTGGTCTTTATTTTTAGAAAAGAAAATTTCCTATCCCAGATTAAACACCATGTACGGTATTCATTCTGTGTTTGGCGAGGTAAGAGAACCAAGACAGAAGAATTACATGAGCTATTACGATGATGACCTGATTGAATTAATAGCAGACAAAGACAAAGATTATATCAAAAAATTTAATTACAACAGATAATCAGGAGAAACAATCATGTTTATAAAGGGAGGCATCGTTATTAGTTGTCAAGCTATACCAAAAGGAGTATTGAATTCCCCTGCAATCTGATATAAGTCATAATAAACAGGTTTTATTATGCTACAAAAAGTAAACTTTTTACCCGGATTCAATAAACAAGTTACAGCTACTGGCGCCGAAGGGCAATGGACAGGCGGAGATTATGTCCGTTTTAGATATGGTACACCTGAAAAATTAGGGGGCTGGGATCAATTAGGTGAGGATAAACTCACAGGAGCCGGAAGAGCCCTTCATCATTTTGATGATAATGCAGGTATTAAATATGCCGCCATAGGAACAAACAGAATTTTATACGTCTATTCAGGCGGAGCATATCATGACATTCACCCTATCAACAATACGATTACAGGTTGTGATTTTTCAACTACTGATACTGAACGTGAGGTTACTATAACTTTTCCAAGCCCTCATGGAATGAATGAGGATGATATTGTTTTATTAGATACTGTTACCGCGCCTCCGGGTTCAGGCTACATCGATGCAGATTTTGAAGATAAAAAATTTATGGCTACCTCCGTTCCTACAGCGACAACTATTACGGTTACGATGGACGATGCTGCAACAGGAACCACAGCCAATCTGGGAAGTGCGCGAGCTCAAACTTATTATACAGTAGGACCTTCTCAGGAACTTGGAGGATTTGGTTGGGGTACTGGTCTATGGTCAGGAACGTCTGCAGGTCCAGCGACTACTACATTAGGTGCTAACATTGCAGATACAAGCACAACATCAATTACTCTTACCAGTTCGACACTTTTTCCTACTTCAGGAGAAATTAGAGTAGGGACAGAGGATATTTCTTTTACGGATAATGACACAAGCACAGGAATTCTTAGTGGAGGAGCAAGAGGAGTTAACGGAACCACAGCACAATCCGCTACTACCTCACCCTCTACTCATAGCTCCGGCGATAGTGTAACTAATATTTCAGCTTATGTTGCGTGGGGAGAATCTTCTTCCGATGATGTTACCCTTGAACCCGGCATGTGGGTTTTAGATAATTATGGAACTACTCTGATTGCTTTGATTTATAATAATAAATGTTTTGAATGGGATTCAACACTTTCTAATCCAACCGCGATCAGAGCCACAGTTATTGCAGGAGCACCCACCGCTTCAAGACACGTACTCGTATCTCCCGTAGATCGACACTTAATTTTTTTAGGAACCGAAACCACAATTGGAACTGCCTCAACACAAGACGATATGTTTATAAGATGGTCTGATCAAGAAAGTACCAGCGATTATACTCCTTCCGCAACCAATACGGCAGGAACTCAACGGTTAGCGAACGGCTCTAAAATCATGGGCGCGATTCGAGGTCGGGACGCTATTTATATCTGGACAGATGCGGCCATCTTCTTGATGCGTTTTGTG